AATTAGAGCGAGTGAATTACTTGTAAAATCTAAAGGCGGATTCTTAGATAAGGTTGCATTAGTTGATACAGACGGAAAAAGTTTGCCGACGATTAACTTAAATTTTATCAAGCCAGATTAAGTGAACAAAGTAGACGTTAATATACCAGAGAAGTTTAGTTTTTTATTTAAGCCATCCCGCTATAAAATCATGTACGGTGGACGCGGTGGAGCTAAGTCAGAATCAATTTGTAGAGCATTACTCTTGCTGGCAACACAAAAACCATTGCGTGTTTTATGTGCTAGGGCGACACAAAAAAGTTTAAAAGAATCAAGCCATGCGATGTTAAAAGACTTGATTGTGCAGCTTGGATTAGAGGTATTTTATGATGTTCAAGAAACCTGTATAAAAGGGATTAACGGATCATTATTTATCTACACTGGTTTAGCATCGCATACAATTTCAAGCGTCAAGAGCTACTCCGACGTTTCGATTTGTTGGATTGAGGAGGCTGACGCAGTAGGTAAAAAAGAGTGGGACATACTTTTACCGACTATTCGTGCGCCTGAATCGGAGGTTTGGATTTCATTTAACCCATCCCTGATTTCTGACGAAACTTACCAGCGTTTTGTTGTTGATCCACCAGATGACGCGGTGGTAGTTAAAGTAGGATGGCAAGATAATCCTTATTTTCCTGATGTACTACATAAAGAACGATTAAACTCGCTAAAGAAAGACCCGTTAAGCTATCAAAATATATGGGAAGGTGAAGCAAGGATTGCCGCAGAAGGCGCGATTTATGCGAATGAACTAGCTAACGCCACAATGAACAAACAGATTTGCCGAGTGCCATACGACCAGAACTTAAAAACTTTCACCGTGTGGGACATTGGATTTTCAGATGAAACAGTGATTATTATTGTGCAGCGCAATTTATCTGAAATACGAATTATTGATTATATTCACGACAGTATGAAAACACTCTCTGAGTATGTATCAATGTTAAATGCAAAGCCTTATGTTTATGCTTATGATTTTCTGCCACATGACGCTAGAAACAAAACATTAGTTGGTGACGGTAGATCAGTTGAAGAACGATTAAAGTCAATGGGTAGAAAAGTTAAAATAACGCAATCACTATCTATTGAACAAGGCATACAGGCAGCACGCGACGTATTTCACCAGTTGTATTTTGATGCTGATAAAACTGCGCCATTGATTGAATCGCTTAGAAAGTATTGTAGAACCGTAAATAGTAAAACTGGTCAAGCTGGCAGTCCGATTCATAGCGATCCAGCCGACGCATTCAGATACATGGCTATCAATGCAACACAGTTTAAAAACGAAGAAAGAAAACCAGTACAAGTAGCTCAAAGACGTGAAAATTATGACTACGGTGCGGGATATTGAGCCAGTTTTAAATTCAGTTCGTGCGTAGGCTGATACGCAATCGTTAGACCGCCATTATTACTATAGACCATAAGAAGGTTGATGTAATTACGATTAGGTTTCGATAAGAAACTGGAGCGCAAAGCCAGAGTTCAGCACTGGCAACTGTTTTTAAAAAAAATACTGTTGAGATAACAGCAAGTACACTGATTTAACGCACCGCTGTGATAGTGGTGCAATCCTACAAACAGGAAAGGTAACGTGGCAGACGACGATTCTAAAATTGATAGACTTGAACGATTCGGTAAGGCACTTTTGTCAAAAAAACAAAAGGCTGTTTCGCATCGCAAAAAATCTGGCATTGAAGATGCGTGGCAGTCTGACATCGAGTATTTTGAAGGCATTGATGATGCTAACCGTGGTGAAAAAGGCACACCAACGCTAAACAAAGAATCTATTGAAAGACGCGGGTTCTCTCCAAAAGGTAAGCGTAATGGCTCTACCATCTTTTTAAATATCACAAAACAATATGTTTCTGTTGCTGCTGATAGCCTAGCAGATATGTTATTGCCTGTTGATGAATCAAATTATGAAGTTAGACCGACACCAAAGCCTTCGACAATGGAACTGCTAAAAGCAAAGCCTGTTCAGGTTGGCATTGTTGAATATAAAGGTCAGCAAATGCCAGTTGAATCATTTGAGGATTTAATTAAGCAAGAAGCTAAAAAGAAAGCAGAAAAAGCTCAAAAACAAATTGAAGATTGGCTGGTTGAATCTCATTGGCATCGTGAAGTACGACAAGTAATTAAAGATGCCGCTAAAATTGGCGTAGGTGTAATGAAAGGCTGCTATCCAGTTACTGAAAAGAAAAAATCTTTTCATCAAATGGGCAGCAATGTAGATGCTATAGCACTAAGCGTTGAGATTAAACCAGAATCAAAACGTATTGATCCTAGAAATCTATTCCCTGATCCTGCGTGCAAAGAAAATATCCATAATGGTTCTTATGTTTGGGAGCGTGATTATATTACTGCCAAACAATTGCGTGGATTGCGTGACGACCCTGGTTATATAAAATCACAAATTGAAAAAATCTTAGAAGAAAAAGATGATTTTTTCACTGAAAGCAAAAAGAAAAATCAAGATAGTTATGAAATTTGGTTTTACTACGGTGAAGCAAATAGCGAAGATTTAAAAGCGTGTGATGTTGAAATTGATGATGAATCAAAATCGTATAATGTAATTGTTGTAATGGTAGGTGAGAAGGTAATTAAAGCGGCTATCAATCCACTTGAAAGCGGTGAGTTTCCTTTTGATGTAATGACTTGGCAACCAATGGATGATACATGGACAGGTATTGGTGTATCACGCCAAGTTCGTGAACCGCAACGCATTGTCAATGCAGCAACGCGAAACTTACTTGATAATGCGGGTAAAGGTGGCAGACCTACCATGTTAATTGCTGATGGTGTTGAAGCAGCAGACGGCGGAACAATTGAAGTTGGCAACGGTTCATTGTTACGAATATCTCCTGATTCTTCAATTCAAGATGCACGCGGCGCAATTTCATCTGTCATTATCCCTATTATTACACAAGATTTAATGGCTATTATCCAGTTCGCCTTAAAAATGGCGGAGGATATAACGGGATTGCCAATGATGCTGCAAGGTCAACAAGGTAGTGCGCCTGATACAGTAGGCGGCATGACAATGTTGCAAAATAACGCAGGGACAGTTAGACGAAATATCGCTCGTAATTTTGATGATATGATTACCGTTCCCCATATTTCACGTTATTACGAATGGCTTATGCTATTTGGAAAAGAAGAATGCAAGGGTGATTTTAATATCGAGGCGCGAGGATCATCTGTATTATTTGAACGTGACGCTCAAAGCCAAGCATTATTGCAAATGGGGCAAATGGTAATGAATCCCGTTTTTCAAATAAATCCATCTAAATGGTTTGAAGAAGCGTGCAAAGCACACCGCATTGATCCGAAGCGCATTAAATTTACCGACGAAGAAATCAAACAACAACAAGCGCAAGCAGCGCAACAAGGTCAACCACAAGACCCGAAAGTGGCTGCACAACTTCAAATCGCACAAATGAAAGCGCAAAGCGATATGCAAGTTAATCAAGCAAAAGCCGCTGCTGAAATGGATAAAGCGAAGTTCATGCAGTCAACGGATATGGCAGAACTTGAAGTGAAAGAGAGTTTATCAGTAATGGAGTTCAAGTTTAAAGCAGAACAAGCAAGACTTGAACGTGAACACTTAATGGCGTTAAAGATGATTGAACGTGATTTAAAAATCATGGAATTGTCGCAGCAATCACAAATTAGCGTAGCGCAAATTAAAGCGCAACTAGCACAGACTTCACAGAAATTGAATGTGCAAACAACGCTTTCTAAACAACCCAGTGCGAGTGAAGCGACTAAGCAGGTGGTGAGTCCGCCTACTGAGCCTGCGGGACGTGCTGATGATGGCAGGGCTTTTGAGAGATAACTATGGCAAATACAGATAAACAACAATCAGAAAAAGAAGATTCTAGCGATAAAGATTTTGAAAAAGGATTTCACGGAGATAAAAAAACCGATAGCGAAGATAACGTCAAATACCCTAATTCAATTGATGATGCAAAAATCAAAGAGTTTATAAAAAGCATACAAAATAACGAATCAATTGACTCAAAAGAAGCATCAAAAATAATTGATAGTATTTTAAAAAAAGCTGAACCTGATCCAGATACACAAAAACAAATACATGAAGCTGTAGATGAAAAGAAAGCACCAGAAAAAAGTGATAGACCAGATAGTCGTGATTACGACATGGCAGGATTTGAAAAAGCTGTAGCCGAAGGAAGGTTACCACAGCACCCAGAAGGAGAGGATGTTCATTATCCAGATAACTTTAAGATGCCTAACCACATTACTTTTTCAGATCAAAGTGATTACTCAAATGAGTTTGAAAAAGGAGGCAAATGGGTAAAAGGCGGTGCAGATCAGAGTTTATTTATACCATCAGAACATAATCTAAAAAATACACCACCAGAGAAAATAGCTGAGTATTTTGCTAATTATGAAAAGGAAGGTACTTATGTGTTGCTGCCAGATGGAACGGTAGTCGGCGGAAGCAAATGATCCACCAGCCTAAAATCGAACCACACTCAAACACATGGATCGAACTAAAAGAATACTTAACTCAACGCTTAGATGAAGCGCGTCGTAAAAATGACAATCCGCAAACCGTTGAATTAACTGAAAGATTACGAGGGCAAATAGCTGAAATAAAGCATCTATTGTCCTTAGATAAACCGTAGGCGAGAAAACTCCCCTGCAAGCTGTAAAACGCACAGCATAACGCCCTGCGTAACAAAACGTCGTGATGACGTAAAGGAAATAAAGATGGAAAACGAATCGGTAGAGTT